CTTAATAACCAAAAAGATAAAATGGTAATACCAAATTGTGGACATTTTATTACTCCACATGATGGGGATAAGTATATGAAAATCTACAGTTTAGTATTTGACAATGCTTTTACTGGCAATATTTATTATATTATATAAGGTGGTGAAAATCAATGGGATTTTTTGATCCATTTGGTAGCTCTGGAGACTACTCGAAGGCAGAGATTGATGCGATGATGTCTAACAAAGCTGATATTGCAGACATACCGGCAGTACCGATAACAGCTATCCAGAAGAACGGCGCAGATATCACACCTGTCGGTGGTACAGTAGATATTATCGTACCGACAACAGCAGAAGACGTAGGAGCTCTTCCTGACACGACTAGGTACGCGGCCGCACTTTCACTTACAATCGATAGCTCAACATTTGTCGTTACCGGACAGCTTAAAGACCAGAATGGAGACAACCTTGGCACAGCACAGACAATAGACTTGCCACTAGAGAGTGTTGTTGTAGGCGGTTCTTACAACAGCCAGACACAGAAAGTTGTTCTCACTCTGCAGAATGGGAATACTATTGAGTTTAGTGTTGCCGACCTTGTTTCTGGCCTACAGACAGAGCTTTCTGAAACCAACAAGCTGAATCCAGCCTATATCAACTATGACAATACGCACAGGGCCGTCAGTGATGCTGAGAAGTCTGAATGGAATGGTAAGCAGGATGCAATTGATAGTTCACACAAGCTATCAGCAGACCTTGTCGATGATACAGGTGCGACAAATAAGTTTGCAACTGCGGAAGAGTTGGAGCAAATCGAAACCAATAAAAACAATATTTTATCCATTCAGCAAACCATGGGCGATATCAACTCAGTTTTAGAGGAGGTGCTCTAAATGCCACATACTATTGCTCAGAATTTAGCAAGATTACAGGCGGCAAGAACTGCTATAGCTAATGCTATAACTGCTAAAGGCGGTACAGTGAATAGTGGGGACGGATATGAGGAATATCCTGCCGATATACTTACCATTCCCTCGGTTAAGAATAAAGTATACGGTTTTCATGTAGATCCAAATGAATCCGGTAGTGCTGCGGCTGTAATCTATCTTGAAGATGCAGTCGGAATGACACCTGCTACAATGAGCACAAGTACCTTTGACTATGGTTCATGGAAAAATGCTTTCTTCATGCCTAAGCCTTGTATGCTCAAATCGGACGGAACAGTAGACTATTATCTTGACGAAAACGATTATACAAAAAAAGCCGATGGCACTCCTTCTGATGTTGCCAACCCTAATTATGACGGTAACGCCATGATGGAATGGGGGAAGATTTGGTTTAAATTTGCAGGAGGCGAAACAGACGGAGAGGGATATTTCTATGTGTCAAATGTACAGATAGATGATTCTTATCACTGTTGGTGCAATTATGACAGCAAAGATAATATTACAGACCATTTTTATACTGCTATCTATAATGGCACTGGAACAACCAAACTACGTTCCATTTCTGGCGTTGCTTTAACTTCCACAAATGGTAACGGCGGTACAAACACAACTCAGGAAGAAACAAGAGCGAAAGCCAATAATACCACAAACGATGTTGAATGGTACATTGATGTTTGGTGTGATAGACTACTTATAAATGCACTTCTTGTGCTTATGGGTAAATCACTGAATACACAAGCGGTATTTGGCAGAGGTCTTGATACTGGCGGTCAGACAGCTAAAGAAGCATACGCAACAGGAACACTGAATAACAAAGGTTTATTCTGGGGCGATACTGCTAACGGTACATCTGCTGTTAAAGTTTTCGGTATGGAAAACTGGTGGGCTTGCTGTTGGCGCAGAACCGCAGGTTGTATCTCTGTAAACAGAGCATTAAAAATTAAACTCACATATGGCACAGCAGACGGAAGTACAACAGTTGGTTATAATCAGACAGGAAACGGATATATTTCTAATGGTACAATTCCTTCGTTAAATAATTATGTAAGAGCCATGGCATACAATCGGTATGGCTGCATGGCAGGTAATGTTGCTGGCGGTAGTTCTTCGACATATTACGCTGATTATTTTGGTCAAGATATTGATACAAGATATTTGTTGATTGGCGGTGGCGCTGCCGATGGCGTTAATGCGGGTGCGTTCTATTTCGGTCTGGGCTATGTGTCTGCGACTGCGAGTTGGGCTGTTGCCTCTGCGCTCTCTTGCAAACCACTTGCTCAGAAAGGGTGAATTGCCGTAGGCAAGAGGGGAAACGCTTGCGTGTCCCCTTAATAATAAATATTCAGTATTAAATATAGGGATTTGTGGTGCGATTGGCGGTAACACTGACAATGACGTTAATGCAGGTACGTTCTATTTCAATCTGAACAATACGTCTGGGAATACGAATTGGAATATTGCCACTACGCAAACTTATATATTTTGAAAATAATGCACCACACTTTCCTTACCTCTTGGTAAAATTGATGGTCAAAAGCAAGCAACTGTTAGTAGCATTGTCGAAAGCGGTTGAGACTATAAGAGAAGGTGACTATGAAATCATACAATCATTTATGGGATTCAGGTTTTACAGAAATCGGGTGACATTGCGCCGTAAAATCGCTTTGAAAGCTATGCGTAAAGCAAGAAGGATAGCAAAGAAGAAACATACAACTGTTCATGATGCAAGGCAAATGTTGACATATATCGGTTGGAGTAAATGCACAGATAGTTACAACTGGGTTAAGAAGTATATTTTATGTCATATAAATTTCAGAGAATTACGAAAAATAGTAAGCAATTATGATAAAAGGAGGACTTTATATGTGGTATAAAGCAGAAAGTAGTGAATTACCATCAACGATTGATGATACATCATCAAGGGTATATGTCTACGTAAGAAAGAACATCAACGTTGAACAGCGTACCGATGAATCAGGCGAAATCATAACAGTGTATGTATATGACGAAAGCAAGATACCGAAAGAGGTATATGAGGTTTTCAAACTTGAAAGCGGAAACGAAAGAAGAATTTCTGACATTGAAGATGCACTTGCAGATATGCTTTTCGGGGTGACGAAGAATGAGTAATGCTAAATTAAAACTTATGATTGCTGTATTCAGCCGCAGAATTAATCAGGGCGAAACATTTGGGGAAATTGTAGAGGACTATCCGAAACTGACAGCAGAGGATTTAGAGCAAATAAGAACTGCACTCTAAACCATTAAAAAGGTAATTTTATTAAATATATTATTCTTTTTCTTATTGGCGGCGCCACATATTTTTTAATCGAAATTTTGTGGCGCGGCTATTCACACTGGACAATGTTTTTATTAGGAGGACTTTGCTTTTTAATTGTTGGTGCAATTAATAACTTCTTACCTTGGGAAATGTATTTTGAAGTACAATCCATACTTGGCGCAATTATCATTACCATTTTGAATTTATAGTAGGAGTAATAGTGAATATTATATTAAAATGGAATGTATGGAATTATGCAACTGTTCCTTTTAATATAATGGGGCAAATTTGCCTGCCTTTTTCTTTAATATGGATTGTATTGAGTGCTGTCATTATTATAGTAGATGATTATATTAGGTATAAATTATTTAAAGAAGAAAAACCATATTATATTAGTTGGATTATAAATAAAATAAGAGGTGACAATAAATGAAAATTGAAACTTCAAAAGTTTTTCTTTTTATTATGGCGATATTAAGTATTCTTGTTGTTTTTTTCTCCACTTGGTTTTGTTATAAATATGAAACATATGAACCTTTAAGTTATGTCGTTCCTGCAATTTTTACTGAATTAGGGGCGGCCACAGCAGGATATTATTGGAAATCAAAAAATGAAAATAAAATAAAAATGATACTTGGAGCAGTAAAAGAAATTTCAGAATATAAAGAACTTAGTGAAGAACAAATTAGAATTGTTGAAGCGCTTATAAATACTTTGGGGTGATAAAATGATATTAGATAGAGATAATTCTTATATTGTTGATATTGAAGAATTTAATGACGATGAAAGGCTTCATGATAAAACATTAAAGGCAAAACTAACTGATAGGAATCTTGAAGTACAATTACAAATAAAAGTTATAGCTCCTGCAATTAGATCGACAGAAATAAATGGCAAACATAAATTTTTTAAAACTTCTGATAACAAATTTTTAAGTTTAAAGGAGGAATAAATAAATGGAAGAAGATAAAATTTATTTAGATCTTGAGCCTACTGCGGCGCAAGTAAAAAAAAGTATAGAAGAAATAGTTGAAAAATTAACTGAAAATGTTATTGAAAATAAGGATAAAATTTTTACACTTGAAGTTGATACAGAAAATATGCCAGAAGGTTTTGACGGCGCACTAACTGATGAAATGTTAGATAAAGTTAAAATTAGACTAAAAACTGTAAGCGCAATTTCTCCAGTTGAAGGAAAACTTGGACAGATGATAATGTCTGACGGTGATGAGTGGATAAAAAAATCAGAATTTTATACTTCATTATTTTCATATGATAATTCAGAGGAAGGTAATTATACAGAGGTTAGATTTGGTCCAGATTTAATTGATAATCCAAATATTAATAATAGACCAATAAGTAGACTAGTATTATCAGGAAATCCGTTATCTCTTGAAGATAAAGATAGTAGTGCAACGCTTTCGGCGATAAGAACTGAGCAAGCAGATGCTAAAACATTTAAAATGGTTATTGCAAATACTGCAAAAGCGACATTTAGAAATTCAGCAAATGTGATGTTTAGAGATAATGCAAATGCAATATTTAGAGATAATGCTATAGTTGGTTTTAAAAATAATATTAATTTTACTGCTGATAATAATGGATTGCATTTTTCATCTAATAATAATTGGGGCGGAGATAGTGTACGCGTTACTATTACAGATTTAGCAAAAATAGACGTTACCGGCCGTTACAAGGAGGGGGTAGAGACATATCCTCAAATATATATTCATGATGCTGCAAAGATAAATATTGATGGTGGTGTTACTCATTCTGGGATTGCAGAATTGATAATGCATGGAAAATGTACAATTAATATGAATGATGGAAGTGGGCAGACTACTCCATATACTGGTCCAACTGGGGGCAATGAAGGAATTGACCATGCTACATTAAAAATCCAAGATAAAGCTTGCTTAAATATGTGTAAAGGTGCATACATTTTTGCTTCTGACACGGCGACGACATATTTTGAAAAAAATTCCAAACTATATATGCAAGGTGGACAGATAATAATGGATGATGGTGTATTATTATTTCATCCTTATGGTTGTAGTCCATGTATAAATATGAATGGTGGAAGTCATATTGTTTTTAATGCAACAAGTGGTTCAGATGGTTATGAGAGTAATAATAATCTTGATCCTTATTTAATAGCAAATCCAACCTCATTTATATTTCTTGGACAAGGAAGTAGTGGTAGTGCAATGGATCCATCAGGAAATAAATATCCATGTTCTCCATCTGTGAATTTTGGAGGTCCTTCTAACATTCAAGTTGGCAAAAGAAATCCTCAAATTCAAATAGCTGATGATACGATGATAATAATAGATGCTGCAACTGGCGGCGGAAGTAACTATTTAAAAATTGGCGCCTGTGGAGGAGGTCAAACTCAAACACATATTTTAGATAATACTCATTTAGAACTTCGTCAAAATTCAATAATATCATTAAGAGGTAAATGTCAAGATAGTAAAAACGGCCCAATAGGTGATTTTCCAATTACAAGACATAATGGCCCGCCAGATGGTACTGGTTCTATGTTAACAATGTATGACGATGCAGTATTTATTATGAGAAGGGAATGGCCAGAACAAGTTGGTAATTCATTATATAAAGACCATAGAGGAAGAGCTTTAAGTGAAGATACATGGCAGACAAATTTAGATTTTTGGAAAAGATCTGGTTCTCCTTTATTTGGAATGACTGGAGATTCAATATTTAAAATGCAAAAGGGAGCATTAATTGATATGAATACCAGTGCAAAAATTTCCATGGATGAAGGTTCAATTATATCAATGACAGATGGTACTTCCATTAATTTTGAGAATGGTTCAAATGTTTCTATGAAAAATAGTAGCTCAATAAATTTAGATACTGGTTCAAATGTTTCTATGGAAAATGCTAGTTCAATAAATTTAAATAATGGAAAAATTGCTGTCAATGAACAAGGAATTACATTTGAACAAGGAGAAAACTCAATTACTTTTACTTTCTCTGAATTAGAGCAATTAAAAGCGTTAATTACTCCATCTGGAAATACTCCATCTGGAAACTCTATTGAATGTGCAAATGCAATTAATCATAGCATTGTAGAAAATCCCGAATTTGAAAATCTGGAGGTATGATTATGGCTATAAAATCGTTCAGTTCAAGTACTAATGAAATTACATCGCTAATGCCATTTTTCAATGAATTAGCAAATATAGGAGTGATAGCAAATGCCACATACAATGATGATGCAAATCCTACGGCTATAATATGCCGTGATTCAAATGAAAATATCATTTTTAAAATTGAATACTCATCTCCACCAAGTAAAAGTGTAACCCCGTATTTATATTTTGATGCAACAAATACTAGTACAACTAGTTATACATCGTATTCAATTAATAATAATACCAAATCGTATACTACATCTAATGGTGGCTTGCTGCAAATATCCACACAATATGGAAATAGTATTTTATTATTTGCACATACAAATGATGGGCGAACAGGAATTTCACTATTCGATTATGAAGACATAAAATCATATAGTTTACGTTCAGTTGCGTTCGGAGATGATATTATATATAAAGGAACTAAATTCTCATTGTACTATAATCAAGCAACATCTGGTGACTATAGTAAATTAACTTCCAGCACAACATTTTGTACAATTCCTACTGTTGGGAAAGGGATACTTGCTGAACCATCATATTTATTAAATGCATACTGGATTCCATTTGGACAAATAATTCAGGGCACATTTAGAAAAATGATTATAGGTAACGATACATATATTACTAATGGATATATTGCACTAAAAGATTAGTAGGAGGGATTAAGATGAATATTTTTTATGGCGGCACGGATGGCGGACATTATCCTTGCCAGAAAGAGCATCGTGATATAGGTTATACAGATGGCAGTCCATTTTTAACTGCAACAGAATTTATTCCAAATTTTAACAAAGAGCAAAAAATTTTAGGTTATACATACGGCTATATGGCAAATAGAGGAGAATTTCGTTCACCACGCGGCCGCCGCTCGCAAGAACTTTTATATCAGCTTAATAATAATTGGATTTGTTTAACAGTAACTAATTATCAAAAAACATATCATTCAACTGATATTTATTCAGACCATATGAGAACACCGACTGATAGAGATATAGCATTTGTAATTGAAGACGCTCACAAAAGAAATGTTAAAGTGTGTCTAAAGCCAATGTTAAATTCAGACGATAATGTTTGGAGAGCGCATATAGGCTTTCCAGACCTTAATATGGATGATTTAAATATTTATTGGGCCAAATGGTTTGAAAGTTATAAAAATTTTATTCTTCATTATGCAGAACTCGCCCAAGAGCTTAAAGTAGAAATGTTCTGTATTGGTTGTGAAATGCTTGGAACTGAACATCGTAAATATGATTGGCTTTATTTAATTAAAGAAATTCGTAGAGTATATACTGGTAAAATAATTTATAATACTAATCATGATCATGAAGATGCACAGGATTGGTTCGATGAACTTAATTATATTGGTACTTCAGCTTACTATCCAGTTGGTGGAAAAAATCGTACATATGATGAAATGGTTAAAGGCTGGACAGAGATTAAATGGAGACTAAATGCAATTGCAGAAAGTAGAAATAAAAAGTATATTTTCATGGAAATAGGCTGTCGCTCAGTTGAAGAAAGTTCTCAACATCCTTGGGATTTTACGCAAGAACTTCCATGGAGTGAAGAAGAACAATATAATTATTATAAATCTTGCTTTGATGTATTTATCAATGAGCCTAATTTTGCTGGCGTATTCTGGTGGGATTGGCCAACATTCCAATATGAGACAAGAGATGAAGCTATGCAAGATAAAGGATTTAATATACATCTTAAATCTACAGAAAAACTCGTAAAAGAAACATATCAAAAATATGGAAATAATTAAAGAAAAATCTATAAAAAAATACTTATAAAATAGGAGAGAATATATTTCTCCCTATTAGTCTATTAAATGAGGTGATAGATATGGCAATTTTAGAACCAGATACTACTTATAACTGGAATGGATTAAAAGTTAATGAATATTTGTTAACAAAACATAATATAAATAAAATTGATATGCCAACTATTGCAATGAGCAATCCTATTGGTATAACCGTTCATAATACTGAAGCACTATCTGTATCTTCAAGTACAACAATGGCTGAACAATATACTCGTGCTACTGTGAATGGAAATATGAAAGATGTTCGTGTACATTTTTATGTAGATGATGTTTGTGCTTGGCAAAATCTTCCTCTTTCATTATCTGGATGGCATGCCGCAGATGGCTCTGGAAATGGAAATAGAAAAACGATTTCTATTGAAGTAATTGGAAATAGTTCAAAAGCAGAGGATAATGCAGCCAAATTAATTGCGTATTTACTTGATAAATACAATTGGAATATCAATGAGAATTTATATACTCATACTCATTGGTTAAATGTTACAGATGGCAAGGAAGGTAGTATTGATGAACTCAATAAAATGCATAATAGTCATAAAATGTGTCCAATTTATATACTTCCTCACTGGGATAACTTTAAACAATTGATAAAGAGCAAACAAAAAACTTCAATACCAAATCCAACAAGTGCTCTTTATAGAATTAGAAAAACATGGGAAGATGCAAAATCTCAAATAGGAGCATTTGCAGATTTAAATAATGCTAAAGCAGCTTGTAAACCTGGATACAAGGTCTTTGACAATAGTGGCGTAGAAGTATATTCCGTTGCACAAAATACTGTAACTCAGTTTATTGTAGAGTCAGTAACACCAACAATAGAGAAGATAAATGTAAAATATCGTGCTTATTCTAATGGAAAATGGTGGGAAGAAGTTACTAATTATAACGAAGTAAATTCAAATGGTTATGCTGGAGTAGAGGATAAATCTATTAAAGGCATAGCAATAAAAGCAGATAAAGGAACTATAAAATATAGAGTTCATATTAAAGGTGGTGGCTGGCTAGGTTGGATGTCAGATTATAATATCAACGATTGGAAAACTGGTTGCGCCGGAAATAAAATTGGAGATATCGATGCTGTTCAAATTGATTTCAATGGAGTATCTGGATATAAAGTTAGATATAGAGTATCTACAATATCCACAAAATCTTATTTAGATTGGATTGAAGGATATAATACTTCAAATTCAATGGGATACGCTGGAACATTTGGAAATGCAATTGATAAAATTCAAATTGAGATTGTTAAGAAATAATGTTACTGCCGCATCATAATTAGTGGTGCGGCAAAATAATAAAGGAGGGCTTTTATGCTTGAAACAGTATTTGGAGTGTCTATTGGTACTATATTGGGAATAATTGGTATTCTTGCAGCTATTGTGAGTATTATTGTAGAAGTTCTTAAAAGAATTATTCCAAATAGCTTCCCAACAAAGGCATTAGTAATAATAGTTTCTTTTGTTATTACTTTGACATTTATATTTATTTTTTGTAAGATAAATATAAAGATAATCGCATTAGGAGCAGTTGGAAGTTTCGTTGTGTCTTTTATTTCAATGTATGGATGGGATACATTTGAAGAGATTATTAGAAAATTTAAATATCCGCTTTAATTAAACGGAGGTGATATGAATGGCCACAGAAGAAGTTTTAAAACAATTTATTGGAAATGAGTTCATAAAAAGTAAAGATTTATTAGGTGCTACAGCAAAAGGAACAAAAGAAAATTTTTATTTAGATCCAATACCAAGATTAAATAAATTAGGGTATATATATAGCAATATCATGACAGATATTGGAGAAAAAATCTCTGCAAGAACAGATTCAATAAAAATGAATAGAAATAATATGGATTATACTAATGATGGAAATAATTCTGGAGAAAAAATTTATGATTTATCTGTTGTATCTGCATATGATTTAAATAATGATGGAGTTATTGGTTTTGATGATGCTAATATATTATTAGCATATTATGCTTACAAGCAAAATACTACAACTCCAATTGAGGGGTATTTTGATTTAATTTTTAGCCAAAAGATTAATACATCTGAAGCATTAGAATTACCATCAGAATTAATCAATTATAAAGTGAAATATAGTGGGGATTATCCAGATAGAACTATTGCTAATATAAATGAATATTCATATTTCTATCCCCAAGATGGAGATTCTGATGATAACTATTATTTATTTATGTATCAAAATGATAATGATAACAATACATTAGATTATTATAAAAACTTATTTTTAGATAAATTAGTAATAATTGAAAAATATGAGAGTGGAAATGCCATTGGTGCATCTTCTATTTTAAAATTAATTAAAGACGAAGGAAATGGTAATCCATATATAACTTTGAAGCAACTTGCTGATAATTTTAGTTTTTATAAAACACAATCTTTTTTTAATCTTCTTATGCCGCAGTATAAAAGACGAGTTGAAGTGGAAGATTTAGATGAGAATTTTTGGGTAATTGGACAGGTATTAGATGCTGTAGTTAATTCTATCTTTGGAAAGAATAATATAATAGATATATTAATGAATATAATAGATAGATTAAATGATATAGATACACAGACTAATCTTATTAATAAGATGATAGGACTTGGAGATGATGTGACAATTCAATTAAGAGGCCCAAGTATTGTTTCTTCATCTGATTTATTCTCTTTTGAATCTATATATCCAAGAATAACAACTGGATATGGGTATAGAGATATATCAACTCCTTTCAGTAATAGAATTACTAATAAATATGTGGGCGAAGAAACAGCGACATCTTTTTCAAATTATTGCATGGCATATAATAATGAGCAGTATGAAACTCAATCATCTAATACTCATCTTACAAATGTTCGTTCTGATATGTTGTTTTATGGTATTAGAAAAGGTAGCAATGAAAGTTTTGGTAATTTTAGGATATATCTTAATAACAATGTTTTAATATATAATAAAGAAGAAAATAAGAATGAATATTTAGATGAGCTTAAAAAAATAACTTTAGCTTATTTATTACCACAAGAAGAAATGAATATTCTAATGGTCAATATGAATGATTATAAAATATCAGAAGAGCCTAGCCTTTCAAGTGTAACAATTCAAGAAATAGATAATAATGATTCAAAAGTTACTTTTAATAACACTATTGTTGTTCACAATAACAGCTTGTATGATAAAGAAATTATTTTAATTGCATTAGGGACAAAAATAAGTAAATATAGTAATATAGATACTGGATTAAATTGGATAGGTGGAGTTCTTAATCAATTACAATTATGTGTTGCACATAGTGAAGCATATAGTTACAGCAATAATAGCTATTATATATTAAAAGAAAGCAAGATGGACTATGAAATAAGCGAAAATAAAATATCTTTTAAGAATGATAATAGAGGTTTTAAATCATACTATTTTAAACCAAAACAATCTAAAATTAAATCTGCAAAAAACAGTGAAAATATATATAATCCAGGAAAAAGTGTTCAGATTATTAACGACATAGAAAAAGACGATATATTTACTCAAAGATTTTATTTATGTCAAGGTAGCGGAGATTATATTGATTATCAATATTTAAATGGACATATGACATATTTTGGGGCCGGAGCAACTATATCAAGTGATTTTGCAGAACATGGACTAATTGGATTTATAAGCAGAAATGATGCAAAGATGGTATCAGATTCAAAAAATAGTTTTATTTATTTTAATAAAGATAATAATTCATTTGAAAATAAGACGAGAAAAAAATGGGCAGAAGCGGAAGTATCAGGAAATATAAAAGATAAGTTTGCTTCTATTATAGATAATTCTATACCAGATGGAGGATTCTCCGATATAGATAGCAATGGAGGAAAATCTCTTAATGATCATAAAACATTATTACAATTATGCAGAAATATAAGTTTAAACTATAGATGTGTTTTACCAATGTTTTTCTATTCAAGTATGACATCACAACCATTTATATCAACAGAATTAACTGGATTTAAATTTTCTGCGAAACCAAGAGATGCATTTTATAGAACAGCAAATAATCTATGTATTATTCCAATTTTTTCCAATGGAGAGTCAGGAGGAAATGTTTTAGATATAGGATTAACCACTGAAGATAATAAAGTTTGTGTTTTATCTGATAATTTACAGTGTTTTGAATGGGAATATATTGATAGCGAAACTATTGTAAATGATAATATTTCAAATATCTTATATAGATATGTTCATGATACATATGGCGCTCCAATAGTAGATGCTCATCCATATCATGATGATTTCAAATATTTAATTGGATATTTGTTTATTTTTGCGAATACCGGAAGTCCAGCTCATGATCAGGTAGATGTAGATATTAATGATTTCCAATTATATGGAACTGTAATGAATAATGATACTACGCTTTTTACAAATGGAACAAATATTAATAAAGGAAGTAATCCTGAAGTTGGACAAGCTTGGGGACAATAAAGTTTAAAAGTCAAGGACTACTGCCTTGACTTTTTTCTTTCTCTCTGATATAATTATATTAAATATTAAAAATAATTTTGGAGGTTAATAAATGGAACTTGATATAAGGCAAAAAAAAGTAGTAGAAGCAAAAGAAGATAAAATACTTTGCCTTGCCGCGGCTGGAAGCGGAAAGACAAGGTGTTTAACTGAAAGAGTTCGTTATCTTCTAAATAATAACTGCAAACCGCAAGACATAGCTTGTATTACTTATACAAATATGGCTGCGGATGAAATGAAAAAAAGACTTGGTAATATAGCTGACGGAGTTTTTATTGGAACAATTCACAGTTTAGCAAATAATGTATGTGTCTCAAACGGAATCAATACAGATAAATATATTGCTGATATTGAATTTGATATGATTCTTAAAAAAGCTTTGACAATTCCAACATCAAAATATCCTAAATTTCAACATTTACTTATAGATGAATTTCAAGATACTGGCGCATTGGAATATAATTTTATAGAAAAAATTCCTACAAAAAATTTCTTTGCCATAGGTGATGAGAGACAATGTCAGCCAGCCGGAACAAAAATTAAATTAAGAAATGGAGTTATAAAAAATATTGAAGATATAAAAGTCGGAGATAGTATAATTTGGTTTTCTCAAAAAGATAGTTATATTTGTGGAAATAAAGTATCTTTTAATTCTATTGAAAAGAAAGTAGAAAAAGTTGCGTCAAGAGATTTTGTAAACGATGATTTAATTACTATTACAACAGAAACGGGAAAGCAAACAAAATATACTCCTAATCATATTGGATTTGTAAAGTTACATGATTCTGAATATCAGCACGTTGTTTATTTAATGTGTAATGGAAAAGGACGTTTTAGAATTGGAAAGATACCAATGTATGCCAACAATAAGTCAAGAATAAATCCTTGGAGAACAAAAATGAGTGACGAAGGATGTACAAAATTATGGCTATTAAAAGCCTTTAAAACAGATAAGGAAGCTCGATTATTAGAACAAAAATTGAGTTATAAATATCAAATTCCGCAAACCTGTTGGCAAATAGGAAAAGTCCAGTGGACTGAAGAAGATATTAATTATATTTATGAAGGATTGAATACATATGAATCTGCAAAAGCATGTTTAAAAGAGTTCCACAGAAACATTGATTATCCTTTATTGGATAATACTTATGATAACGCACATCATATTCATTTTGCAAAAAATGCAGTAACTCAAATATACGCATGTAATATAATGCCTGAAGTTATGGATTTTCTTATACACGATGAAACTCAAAAACATAAAAAGAAATATGAACAGATAAAAAAAGTAGAGTATGATTTTATTAAAGAACCAATAAAAGTATATTCACTTCAAACTGAAGGAGGCACTTATATTGCAGATGAAATTGTTACTCATAATTGTATTTACCAATTCAAGGGCGCATCAGATAAATATTTAAGAAATCTCTATCTAGATGCAAAATGTAAAACTTATCTTTTAAATAAAAATTATCGCTGTGCGCCAAATATTATTTCTTATGCAGATAGTCTTATTGCTTCAATGAGTAAATTAAGCCCAAAAACAGAACCAGTAAAAAGTAAAAATGGATATATTAGAGATGATTTTAGTTTTTCAGAAGCGATTGAAGAATTAGAATGGTCACAAGACTGGGGAAATTGGTTTATTTTATGTAGAACAAATAATGAGCTTGCAACGGCAGTGGATATTCTTGAAAAGAAAAATATTCCCAATATTTCTTTCAAAAAAGGTGATCTTGATTTGATTGAAATGGAAACATTATTAAAAGATAATAGAGTAAAAGTTTTGACAATTCATACTGCAAAAGGATTGGAAAATAAAAATGTAATTGTGACTGGTGCAAGATTATATAGTGAAGAAGAAAGAAAAATTGCTTATGTGGCGGCCACCAGAGCAGAGCAATCTCTTTATTGGTGTCCATCAATATGTCGAAGGGGAAAAATTGGCAGACCAAGTAATAGAGATGTTGCAGATGCTGGAAAAGTTTTTGAAAAAGCTTCAAAAAATATGGTTGATTTCGGGTGATATTTTGAATAGAATAGAAATTTATAGAGATAATGAAATTAAAGTTGAAATAGACAGCTCTTTTAATAACTTTATTCAATCTTTTATAATAAAAACAATAAAATTAAATAATCTCCAATATCATTTTTTAATAGAAGTTGCTCTTGATATAATACAAGTAAACGATATTAAATATAAAGGCTGTATAGTAAAAGTATCTTCTAACGCGCCAATAATAGAATATAATAAAAGATTATCATTAATAGAGCCTTTTACTGTTTTTGAACCAACATTTGATTTATTGACGCTTTTAGAAGATTGGAATAGTTTTTATGAAATAAAAAATCTAATAATACAATATTATGAAGAAAAAGAAATTCCTTTTTATATTGAAAAATTTAAAAATCCAATATATAATATTTATGGTTTTATGGCGGCAAAATATAAAAATGAATTGTTAATATGTTTTTTCTCTATAGATAAATATGAAAATATTATAGACAATTATTAAAAAATCTACATAAAATTATTAGAAATTAAAAGAACGTTTTGTTCTTTAAGATAACAGTAATTCCGAATTTTAAAAAGTCAGCAATGACGTATTAAAAGGAGGAAAATAAAAATGAAATCAATAACAAAAAAAATAATAAAAATAGTCGTCGCCCTTGCGGCGGCAATATTTACAATTTTAGTAATTATATTTTTAGGAACGCCAACGCATACTGTTGGAAATTCTGATTATGCTGACGCAGTACTTATTATAGATACAACAGAATATACGACTACAATATCTACTACGATTGAAGCAGAAACAACAACACAAACTATTTATGAAACAACAAAAGCAATTGAAATTATTCCAGAAAACACTACAACAACGGTGGCAAGTGATGAAGTTCAAAGAATTGAGAACACAGAAGGAATCGAAGAAAGACGTTGTTCTGAATGTAATCCTTCTATGGAAATTACCACTGAATATATTGAACCTGTTCCTGAAGTAATAGAGCCAAATGGTTCTATGACTTATGTAAAAAATTTTACAAGAGGAACTTATTACGCTTATGGAGGCCAAAGAATTGGTGGTTCACAGCGTCAATTAATTGATTGTTCTATTGGTGACGGAACAGTTAAGGGTTCAATAGCAAGTAGTTACCTTTATGGAAATTATGGGTATAACTACAATGGAAAACGCACTATGGTTTATTTGGAAATTGAAAATTATTCACAGATGAATGGTTATTATTACCTTGATGATTGTGATGCAGGTAATTCTAATGTAATTGATTTTTATTTTCTTTATGAAAGTAATTGTCCATTCCAAGAACAAGGTGTCGTACAAGTTGATTGTTATATAGTAAATTATTAGAAATTACTTATGACAATGATAAACGATTGAGCTTGGCAAACTCAATTATGAGCAAGACAAACTTTAAGAGTTAAAATAGGCATAAGGAATTACTGTTAATAAAAGGCACTGATTATATAGTCTGTGCCTTATTTTATTGACATTTTTAACAAAATTTGTTATAATATCATTATAAGGAGGGATAAAAATGAGTTATTATGTAATTGCAGATATAAATTTTAATAATAAATTAATTACTGAAAAATTAAAAATGAGTATTGAAGATTATAATAAAATGTTAATAAATAAATGGAACTCCATAGCAACAAAAGATGATAGTATTTTCGTCTTTGGAGTTTTTGGAACGGGATTGGGTAAAGAACTTAAGCCAATTATTGAACAATTAAATGGAGTAATTTATATTGTTAATTATGTCGAAAATAAAATTTTTGATAGAGACAGATGGAAAAGACTCGGGATTCATGCAGTTTGGAATTGTAATTTTATATATCCTATTGGTGATGATAAAATTTTTTTTCCTGCCGCCAAAAAATGCAAAGATGATACTTGCAAATATAGGATTTTGACAGAAAAAGATGGGGCGGCAGAAGTATATAAAAATAACCAACTGTCAATAGAAGCAAAATATTGGGATTATACGCCAATTCTTTTAAAAGAAATTCC